TCCGCTTGTTTCAATATATCAGTAATCCATTTAGGCACTTCTTTTTTGTGTTTTATCTCAACCACGAAACAAGGATGTTCCGCATCAGCCACAGCTTTACCCTTTTTTCCAGTCTCTTTAGCCCCCAAAAACTTAGAAACTTCAGTTTGGGTTCTCTGCCAATTTTTCATTCCTCTTCCTCCTTAAATCTTGCCTGAAATTCGCTTTTAGTCATCATGTCATATTCCCCTTTTTTCTTGTTGTTAAGATACTCAAAAGAAATCTTATAGATTTTCTTTTTGTATGGCAAGCCCCAAACAACAACCGTATCTCCAGTCTGGCGGTTAACGTATTTATGTCCAACCTTGATTATCACTTTCTTTCTCCCATTTTCTTACCATCTTTTTATGACCCTCAACAGCTTGTTCTTTGGTTGAGTATCGTTCACACTCTAAATCTTTAAAATTTTCTTCAGAAGGAAAAACCATCGTCTCAAAAAGTAATGGGTTCTCTTGACCACTAAAATTATGATCTATGCCCAAAAAAACAGTTGACACCATAAAACCATTTTTTAACTTAGTTTTAGCTACGCGCCGATTTATTTGATTGATATTATAGTAATGTTTCACCTAATCCTCCTTTTTTTAAACCCATACACCTCTCCATTTTCAAGGTGACACTCAAAAGACTCATATTGCTTATTCCAGTTCTTCCATTTTATTGTAATATTCCCATATACCCTCAAGACAGCCTTTGCCCAAAGCTCATCCGCCTTTGCACGGAGCTTATGCCTCTTTGCATGAAGCCCATCTCCCCTTGCCCAAAGCCCGTTCATCCTTGCCCGAAATTCCCTTCCCCTTGCTTGAAGCTTATCCCCCCTTGCCCAAAGCTCATCCCCCTTTACATAAAGCCCGCCCCCCCTTACCCGAAACTCCCTTTCCCTTGCTCGAAGTTCATCTCCCTTTGCATAAAGCTCGTCCCCCTTTGCTCGAAGCTCACTTCCCTTTGCCCAAAGCTCATACGCTTTTGCTCGAAATTCATTCGCCCTCCTATAAAGCTTTAACCTTTCTTGCCATTCTTTTTGTAATTTCATCTAAAGTCTCCTTTCCACCAATCTTCCCCTGATGGTTTTTGCCACATAACTAATTCCCTTTTGCCTCAAATATTCCCGTGCTTCTGCGTCGTTCGGATCGTCAAGTATCCGTCCAATCATCTCTTTAGTCTCTTGCGCCCTTTTGAGCACAGAAGGGGCTTGTTTCCTATGAATAAAAACATCACTCATTGCTTTTCCTCCTCAACTTATACTTCCCCTGACAATTCTTTGGATTTGGGAGCTTCAATTTCTTTTGTTTTTCTAATCCCAGTCTCAATCTTCAATATATAGTGTTGTGGTTTATTATCATGAAATCCCGAAACTAAATCTTGGGTCTCATGCGATCCGATCATTATCGTAGGAGCATGTTGAACTATATCTGGGCGCCTTAGAGCCAACTTATACAAAGTCACGAATCGTTTTTCCTCCCACTTTAATTCTTCGAGGGTTTTTTCACAAAAAGGCATCCAACCGTCGAATATCTCCTGAAGGCAGTAATGAATGATGGGGTCGTCAAATATTACCGTGCGACGCACATCCCTGTTATCAATTGCTGTTTTCCACGCTATCAGTGCCCTTGAATCCGGATCGCCCTCAATTAACTCTCGGAGTTCCGCCGGCTTGGGAAAGAATTTTAAGGTTTTAACTGCCAGATAAACAGCTTGTTCTATTTCGTCAATAGAAAAATCTTTGAGAGATTCAAAATAAACCTCAATTCTCAATTCCGTATTTTCTTTCCCGAAGGTCGTCGCCAGTATTGCCATCAAGCCAGCAAATTTTTGATCGTCAGACCTTTCCACTTGCAAGCCTCCTTCTTAAAAGCCATTGCTTTTCACCGGCAAACGGTTCATTAGATTTTAGGTTTAAATATTGTTCAACCTTAGCATCCGATCTAAAGAGAAGCTCAAAATCATTATAAGCCCTTCCATTACTTTTGGGATCTCGTCCCATATGCCAGTCTGATTTTGAAATATTCTCTATTACCTTTTTTAATTCATTTAAGGAGAAATTTTCCATTCGATCTTTAAGTTTCTTTTCTCTATCCCTACCGAAGGTTCTGAGTTTTCTCCCGATCTTTTCTTCATAAAAAAGGCGGAGAGAATCCGTGCTTTCTTTAAATATTTCTTTAAATATTTCTTTAATACTTTCTTTAGGGAGTTTTAGGAGTGCCCGTAAGTCTTTCATTGATATGGTGGTTACGTCGATTTCCAAACCGTCAAAAGTTCCCTTTTTGGGAACCAAAAGTTCCCCTTTTAGGAACTTCCAGTTCCCTTTTTGGGAACTTTGAGTTCCCTTTTTGGGAACTTTTTTGGACTTTAAAAGTTCCCTTTTTGGGAACTTTTCCCATTGGTCAAAATGCTCATTAAAAGAATAGTATCCATCCTTTTTTAGGATTTTCTTTTCTAAGATCATTTGTTGCAGTAATTCACAAATGTGTGATTTAGAAATACCTGTTTTTTTGACAAAATACTTATTAGATAGGGGTCTTTTTGTCCAGTTGCTTTTTCCTTTATCCCACCCCCAACTTTCTCGAATTATTACTGAGATGACCTGTAACTCTCTTACATTCAAAAGCCCCCTTGCGAATATGTTCTCAAAAACCTCATGCTTAATTCTGGTGTATCGCTTCACTGCATCATTCCCCCTCAAAAATAAAAAAGCCACCAGCATTCACCTGGTCACAAGAAAGTCAGCTACGACTTATCTTCAAGTGAAGCCGGTGGCGATATATTGCCAGCCATAAAAATGCTGACTTTCTTGCGACGATCTCAATATACTACACTCCCCCGACCCTGTCAACATTTTTCTCTCCAATTTCTTATTTTTCTACCCAAAAAATTTATTACGTTCACCGTTACCGCATTCCCCAGACATTTATATCTTTGGGTGTCCGAAATACCAGCCGTCCAATTATCAGGAAAGCCTTGAAGGCGCTCACATTCGACGGGAGTAAGACGACGAATTTTAGGAAAGTTACCAACAAAGTGAACATCAGCAGTATTGTGATGTTCTGATCTAATGCAAGGTGAAAGTTCATAAAGTCCTGTTTTGGCTCCTTGTCCACCACCTTGACTTCTAATTGAACAAGCTATTCCTTTAGGGTCGTAAATCCGCTGTCCCATATTATCTTTTTCCCCAACTTGAGCAGTCTGAATCAAATAAGTTTCTCCAGCATTCCTTAAAGCTCCATATCTGGAATCAATTGTGCTTGAAACCCTCTCCCCGTTTTCTTGTTTTCCTCCATCTGTCGGTTCAGAAATTCCATTGCTTTCTCCGATAGGAAATACTTCTGGTCTACGTTTTCCTCTAAGATGTCCGATAATGAACACTCTTTCCCGATTCTGCGGAACTCCGAAACATTTGCTGTTAAGCACTTGCCATTGACAATCATACCCCAGTTCATCCAGCGACTCCAAGATAGTTTTGAAAGTTTCCCCTTTGTCGTGCGAAAGGAGTCCTTTGACGTTTTCAAGCAGACAATAGCTGGGTCTTTTAACCCGAAGGATTCGGCAGATGTCAAAAAATAGTGTGCCCCTCGTATCTTGGAATCCTTTCCTTTTGCCAGCAATACTAAAACTCTGGCAAGGAAATCCCACACAGAGAAGATCGTGGTCGGGAATAGACTCTGCTGGGATTTTGGTGATGTCGCCTTCTGGCTCTTCTCCAAAGTTCTTTTTGTAGATTCGTCTTGCGTATTTGTCAATGTCGCACGACCAGACACAAGTAAATTGTTCTGTTCCCATGAATGACTGCTTAGTGGTGGAGCTACTTTTACCTCTTTGTCTGATCCTTTGTTGAATCCCCGTTTCAATTGAATCATTCGCTCTTTCGAGTCCAAGCCTGAATCCTCCTATTCCACAGAAAAGATCAATGAATTTCATCTCAATATTTTTTCAATCTTTCTTGGCATTCTCAATTATTCGATCCATGTTATTCTCCTCGCTTTCTGGTTGAACATTGAACATTTTTCTATATATAGCTTCAACTGTTGCTCTTCGTGACCAGAAGCTTTCTAACGAAACAAGATAACCAGCCCATTGTCCCATAGGGTCTCTTCTTTCCATCTCTGCGTCTATTCCTACCTTTTTACAAATAGCTTCTATCATTTGTTGCTTACTCATTTTTCTTGAGTTTGATATTTTCTTCTTAGGCATCCTCACCTCGTTTTATTAAGTGTTTTTCCCCTTTGGCAGTAATAGAATATTTAAAACAGTTTTCCTTTTTATCCCAGTATCTTTTTGCATACTTTAATCTCACAGCCCTATTAAGAGCCCTTCTAATCTTTCTTATGTCCTTTTCAAAGGGCATCCCCGCCTCTGCTTTCTGTTTAGAAAAGCTCCCTAAAATAACGGAATCCGAAAATAATAGTGCCCGCCTCGCACACTTTTCTGCCAATAGAAAAACCAAAAGTGACTTTTATTTTCTTTTAAGGCATGGATTATATCCTCATTGCCCGACCAACCACCAGTGTGTAGTTCAAGCTTTAAAACTTTCTTACCCTTACACACAAAGCCTCTTTCAGCACACCACCACAAGCTTTTAATATAGCCAAGAAAATCAAACATTGATTTTTTGTCGACACGCCACTCTCTAATTCTTCGCAATTCTGCTTCGGTGGGATAGTCATTCTCCATTTAAAAAAGCTCCTCAAGGTCTGACATCTGTTTCCTTTGACAAGGACAAGAGGTTTTTTTATCGGGTCGCCCACCGGATTTTCACCGGCACGGAACCAAAACCTGGCATTATGCACCCGGCCCACCAGCGCAGGTCTGTTACCGCCAGACCGAGGCGACCCGTTAGGTTTACTTTTCCTTTTCTTTAGGCAAACTCTCTTTTAGTTCAGGAATATCTTCAACCTCACCATAACCATATTTCTCTATAAGCGTTTCCACTTCATCATAGATTGAATACCCTTTTTTCAAAAGGACTATAGCATTGTGTAGTTGTTCTCTGCAAAGTGAGGCTTGAAAAGGATAGCCGTGTGCTAAGTTGTATTCTGCATTACACAATGTTTCAAGAATTGTGGTTGCCATTAAACTTCTCCTTTTCAGAACTTAAATCCCGTGCAAACATTTTACCTCTCGATTATCTTCTCCTGTGTTTGGCTATCCTGTGTTTAACTTTTATCCAAAATCTTCTTCCTCATATTCCCACACCGTAATCCCCGCAAACTTGCCTACCTTGTTGATTTGTTTGCCAAAATCGTCAAACAGATTGGTGCAAGCAGGGCAGAACCATTTGATAACGCCAGGGGTTTCGCCTTCGATTTTCTTTAAAGGTTCTTCACAGACGGGACAGATCATGTTAACCTCCTAAAAAGGTAAACTGTCATCTTCTTCGGGTTCCAAAACTTCATTAACCATTCTCTCCGATTCTTTGTTTTCTTCACTGATATATTCCTCAGTCAAAATTTCTTGACCGCGGATGCTTGCAAGATGATTTTCCAAAAATGCTTTTATTTCGAGATACTTTTCAATGGAAATTTGATCGATTGTTGCTAATTGGATTTTTGAATAAGCTATACCAGTTGAAGATTTTCCTTCTATTAAACTGAATTTTACCTTGAAGGCGGTATAGGGCATTTTTCTGTCCAATAGACCCGAAAAGAAATTGTCTGCCGGTTTTATTGACGTTGGGGGAAGGGTTAATCTCCTGGGAAGTTCATAACCATCCATAAGGATATGTAGGCGTTTCATGTTTTTGCAAGCCCGCCCCCATTCAGTATCGTTGCCAGAGCCGGGCTTGTTCAACTTGCAGGTGGCACAATCCCCAAATCTGCCCTCTTCATCTCTTGGTAGAGAGCCTCTTTTTCCGTCTAAGCTTGAACATGTTGGGGGGGTTCCGCCACCTGAATCTTTGAACGCCTGCTCCCAGTAGGCATTACAGGGATGTTGGTCAATAATAATTCCCTCAAATTCGCTTACTCTTGCTTCTTTTCCTGTTTCATCGGGGGGCATTTTAAAAGACAGTGCTCCGGCGTGAAGAATGTTGATCAATGGTAAGCGTGGTATCACACCTTCCATTGTTCGCTTTAAATCTTCTTGAAGCATTGACTGAACTTTTTCCATCGTAACTCCGGCAGGCAAATTTCCTTTTAAAGGTATAAGTTGTCCGTTCTTTATACCATTTTCTTTTTTCTTTGATAAGCTATTCTTTTTCATTTTTCATCACTCCCTTAGTTTCGATAAAGGTTCATTTCGGCGACGATCAAATCTTTGATCGCCAGATTGACCCTGAACGTATTGCGGAGCCTGTCGACTTCAAAATCAAAATTCATTAAAGCAAAATCTAAATCAGCCTTTTTTTGCTTTAACTCAATGTATCGTTTGTTGATTTTGAGCCTTTTTATCAACTCTGCTTTCCTTGAATCAGCATTGGAAAACAAAGGTTTTGGTTTATCCGTTCCATTCATTTCCATGCTAATTTGAAAAGCTAAATCTGCCTCGATTTCTTTCATCTCTGTTTCAATATTTGGAATCTGACTCCTTATCTGTTGTGCCTCTTTTTGTTTATTTTCAATATCTTCGGGAATGGATCGAAGTTTTTCTTTTAACCCGTCCAGTTGAAAGTCCTTTTTCAACTTTTCCCGGAGCATATCAAAAGAAGCAAAACCGTCCATGATGCCAACAATCTCATCTTTGATTTTTTGTAGTTCTTCTAAAATCATTTTTTCACTCCTCCTTTACGGTTTCAGGGTCATTTCCTTTCATTGCTTCAAAAGCTCTATGTTCACTCATTTTCTTTCTCCTTTTTCTCATAATTAAAGCATTCTGTTTTAATAACTACCCCTTTATCGTTTAGTGTGTAACCAAGCCACATACACCGTTTTTCATTCCTTTCCTTCCAGTGAATGCAATCTTTGGCACCACATTTAACTATGGTCATTTTACTTATCATTCCTCCTTTGCAGTTTCAGGATCATTCCCCCCACCCTTTTGAGCCATACAATCGGTGCACATCGGCGGATCCGTGTCTGGCTGAGCGAGGGCACCACATTTAATACATTTCTCAGCAAACGTTTTCGCCGACATTTCCTCTTCATCCAATTCAAACTTCATGGTTCACCTTCTTTAGATTAAATTTTTATTTTTTAACTCTTTCACTTTCTGCGAAGAAACAGGCATTATAGTGATATAAACTTCTTCTGATACATATTGACCATCAAAAGATTCACTAAAACTTAAAGACAAAGGTAAAAGTAAACCTGCTGGAAGGTTTATAAAGGGACAAATATCCTTATTAAAGGTTGTAAGGTTGATTATGATGTGAGTTTTAAATGTGTTAAGCCGATCCAGACCTACGGGTTTTTTAAGCTCGTCAACTTTCTTTGATAATTCTTCCTTGTCCTTTTCCTCTTGATTTTTTTGTTTAATCACAACCTATCTTCTTTCTTTTTTTTATGGCTGGGGAGAGGCACTAAAGAAGGATAAAAGAAAAGGAATTAGAGGTTACATTATTTGCGTCTAACATGGGAACCATAGAAGTGCCTCACCCAGCCAGGGTTTATTGACAGACTATACTTCAATAACACCACCCTTAAAAAACCTTCGTCTTGTCTTGGGGTTTTTTAAAACGCCCAACACAAACTCTTCACGAAGGGTGGCGGTTTCTTTTTTGAAGGGAGATTTAGCAATTTTATATAAATAAGAATATCGTTTTTGTGTAACCAAGACGCCATACGTCTTCCCTTTGTATTCTATGTTAAATCTTGCCCTACCCAATAGTGTCATTTTTTCCTTTCAAGACCGGCGGTGGCGTGAGGTGGCGTGAATGGACATTGAATCAGTCGACTTGTTCAACTTCCTATGTTTTTGTTTTAAAAGCACGCCACCACCAGTCTTTATCCTTTCTTGTGCCCAACAAATCAGAAGAAAGGAAGGGGTTGTGTCCAGAGCGTTTGTTTTTCTAAGAGGAATACCACTTTACTGTGCGAGCGGATATGGAACCGGTTTCCCTTTTTCTCTTTTTCTCTTTTTCTAATTCTTCCTCAGCCGCCAAAGTTGCTTCTGTGATCTTTCCTATCCGAATGATTCTGTTTACTTCTTCATTCAGGGATTTCATTTTGAACCTCCTTTTATTTTCCGTGCTAACTCTTCAACCCACTCAGCGATCTTTTCAGATAAAGTTTTCTCTCTCATCGAATAATTATCATGTAAATTAGGGCTTGAAGCGCAAAGAGAATCAAAACCGCTCCAGCACAGGCGTCCTCTTCTATTTCCTCCAACGTCATCCTTTTCTCTCCGTATTTATAACTGAGGGGTTTCGGCGATCACCGCCGGCACCCTTTTTGATTTCTTCGTTCGGGCATCCCTCGGCAGGCTCTTTCCCGACATATAAAAACCAACCCAAGAGACATGGCATCTGTATCTGCCATAGCCATTGGGCTTTTTGAAAAAGGAGTATTCGTCTTGGATTTTGTCATAGATCATGTCCTTTGAAATGCCGGTGATCCACGAGAACTCTTGAGGCGAAAGATAGAATATGAGACCCTTCTTATACAAAAGCCGAAACTTTAGCTCTGCTTTCAATTCATTCAGATCGAAACCCAAATTTACAAGTAGGTCGATCGTGGGTTTCTCATCGTCAAGAAGCAAATCAAGTCTGTGCTTTGAGTCGTCTTTGGTCATCATTTTTGGTCAAAAAGTTAAGTTTGTTGTCAGACAAGGAGTTGTGAAATAAAAGCACCAAAAATCAAAAAGATGTTAATTATTTTCTTATCTGACTACTCTGAACGATTTTATTTGCGTTACCCCGTCCGTAGGAGCGGTTCACAGACGTAGAATTGGATTTTAGGCGGCTTCTTCTGATTTTCCTTGCGGACGGTGAACGAAATTCAAAAAGAGGACATCCTTCAATGTTGCACTTTTCGATTTCCGACATTGAGTATCCACAACAATCAAAGCACCGAAGCCGGATTGCTTTTTTTTGTGTTAGTTTTCCCTTTGCTCGCAACTCATCCACATATTCAGAAAGGGCTTCAAAGGATTTTATGCTTTTCATGGCAACCTCACTTTTGTATCACTTTTGTTGGACAGAATCAGGTTTTGTCTCTGGCACAAAAATCTGTTCGACTGGCATAGCCAAAACATCTGCGATCTTGCCCGCAGTCTCCATGGTCACATTCATTTGCTTATTTGCGAGCCTGTTGATGTATATGGGATCAATACCTGTCCGGCGAGCAAGCTCTCTCTGGCTCATGCCTCGCTTTTCCAAAATCTCTTTCAGACGACTATTTATCATATTTTACTCCTTTGCAATTTTGTCTGCGCCACTAATATCGACACTAATAACATTCTTGTCAATAGGCAATATACCCTATTTTGCCTATGGTCAACACCCTATTTTATATTTTAGGTATTGACTTTTAAGTTAACACCTTGCAAATTGTCGTATGCTTAAAGAGATAGGTTCAAATCTAAAAAGATTAATGGAGATCAAAAAGTTGTCGAGTTATGATCTTTGGAGAAAGACTGGTATCTATGTTTCACAAATTTCCCGAATCATAAATGGTCGACAAACTCCACAGTTAAGAACTTTAGAAAAGTTAGCGGAAGGATTGAAAGTTGATGTTGGAGAACTTTTAGGTTATGAAGAAAAACCCCGTCCCATCATCGAAATTAAGGCGGATGATCATTTTGCCTCTGTTCCCTTACTTGCCGATTCCGCTTCTTTAGGATCCGGTCTTTCAATTGACGAAGCCGAAGTGATGGAGGAACCCTGTCTAATTCACAAAAGAATTTTGAAGAAAGGACATACCTATAGAGCTATCTTCGTCAAGGGTGATTCCATGATCCCGATTTTGGGCGATGGAGATATCGTAGCGGTCGATGTTGGTGAGCGCGATCCCAGGAAACTTAAAAAGAAATTGGTCGCCTGTCATACCGGAGACTTTCAGGTCTCCATCAAACAGCTTTTGATCGTGGATCAAAAATTTTACTTCAGGGCTTGGAATAAAAAATGGGAAGAAGAAAATGCACCCCTGATTACTCCCCAGAAAGATGGTTTGATCTTGGGTAAAGTAGTCTGGGCGTGGAAAAAGTTTGAGTGAAAGGAGGAAAGATGAAATTTATGCAAAATCCAATAATCCAGAAAATTGTTTTCATCTTAGCGGTTCTTTTCATTGTGGATATGGTTTATACTTTTGGTCTACATGGAAGATATTCTTATATAAAAATTACTTCAAAATATCCTTGTCTTTATCAAATTGATAAATGGACAGGAAACGCATGGTGGATTGTGCGTGCAGAAGGTAAAAAAGTTAAGTGGAAAAAATAACCATGTTCCCTAAATATCTTGAATCCCGTCTCACCTTTGGCTTAATTCTGTTTCTCACCCTGGGCGTGATCTGGGTTTTGTTAAAGGTGTTTGGGAAAGGATAAAAAACTATGTCTCTTTTCATCTACAAGCGCAAAGATTCCCCCAACTGGTATTTAGGCGGGATCGTGGAGAATGGCAAGAGGAAAGCTCAATCCTTACATAAATTCTTAAATCTTTCTTTCCCAGTTACAGATAGACAGACTGCCGAGCTTCTCTTGGCAAATTTGCGAATGAAAGAGATCAAACAAGAGTTGGGAATTGAACAGTCAAATTCCGTTTCAGTCGACCAGTTCTATTCAGAATACTTCAGATTTTGTGACCGGAATAAAACTTATAACACCATCCGCGGAGACAAATATCGCTTCAAAAGGTGGCTGAAATTCCTCAAACTTCAGCACGTCACACAGATTGCAGATATAGACAAACCGCTTTTAAGCTCCTTCATTCAGACATGTCTAAACAAGATAAAAAACACTACCATCAATACTTACATCACCATAATCAGGGCATCTCTTGAACATGCAAAAAGGCAAGGCTATTTAAAAGAAAACCCCTTAAGAGATTTTCCTCTTATGACAAGAATCCCTTTTACCCGTCCAGCAAGATTCAAAAGTAGTGATCTAAGAAAACTTCTCTCTATACCCGATAAACTTTTTCTCATATATCTGAAAGTCATCTATTATACCCTTATGAGAAGGACTGAAGCCTTGAATCTAAAATGGAGTGATATTGATTTTAGAAGAAGAACTATAACCTTAATGCAAACCAAAAGCAAAAAACCCCGGACTATTCCGATCACGCAAAAGTTATGGCGGATATTGAAGGAATTGCCACATGAAAGAGAGAAACTCTTTCCCTGGAAACAACACAGTGTAACGACTAAGTTCCGGCGGTTAAAAAAGGATTTGAAGCTGGAACGAATCGATGGTATTCATCATCTAAGACACTTGCGAGCATCAGAGCTTATCAGAAAGGGAGCGAATCCAAAAGCGATCCAACACGCTCTGGGACATTCGACTATCAGCACTACCTTGAAGATTTATGTCTTGGAAGATATTGCCGGAGTCCGGGAGGCTTTAGGAGGATGAAAACACTGTAACCAAACTGTAACCGTTTTACCGAATTATACCTATTTTTAACCACTTATACCTAATTTGAAAATAAGCAAAGAAAAATCTTAAGCTTTTCATCCACAAAAGAATATCTTATCTTTCAAGGACTTGGCGGCGTAGCTCAGTTGGTTAGAGCAGAGGAATCATAAAGCTTAAAAATCATAAAAGATATAAGGAGTTAAGAAAAAAACTGTAACTATTCCGGCTTCCATATCTGCAAAACCACCCTTCTGTCTTTAGCCCTATCCTCACCCAGAGGCTTAGACTCCCCAAAAGTCATACAAGATATTCGATGGGGAGAAATTCCCCATTTCTCCACCAAATATCTTTGAACCTCCTCTGCCCTATTCCTGCCCAGATTCAAATTATAGCCCTCTGAGCCGATTTTATCGGTATGCCCAGTTATGGTAAGACTGAGATCGTCGCTCAGTGAAGAGCTAAGGCTGTCCAGTAGCTTTTTAGCAGTAGGATTCAACCTGTATTCGTCAAAAGCAAAGAAAATCTCCTTTTCCTCAACGATCTTATATCTAATAACTTTCACTTTCCACAGGGCACGGTTAGCAAGAGAAAGGGCATTTTGGGTATCTATCTTTAGACTGGTAACCTCCTCACTCAACTGGGCTATCTCATGCTTTACTTTAACTTCTCTTGCCAAAGTCCCTGCCTCAGATCGCCTTATCTCTTGCTGGACAAAAGACTTTGAGGCACAGCCGGCAAACAACAGATAGCCTATGGCTAACAGTAAAAACTTTTTTTTCATAAAAACCCCTTAATCAAATAAATCATTTAGCCAAACCTCACCCTCCGAACGAGGAATAAAAATATTGTTCCATTCAAATATCTGGGCACCCGGGGCAGAAATTGTTATGTCGTATCGAACACTGTCTTTTTCAACCCCAAAGTTTTTTGACAAAAGATTAACAGAAGGCGTCACATCCACAATAAGACTTCCAGTAGGACATGAAACCACAATTGGTCTGGGATCCATCAAAACCCAATGTGTTTGTGTAGTATCAAAAACGTTCTGGTCATGTAATGCAAAGCTAACTTTGGCCCCACTAATTATTTGTCCATAGGTTAATGTCCGAAGGTCTGCCCTGATTCGTGTAAGATTTGCGCTTGGTGGAGAACTGGTGCTTTGTCTGGTTACCCAAATAGTATCTACTCCATTGTTTGTCACTGTGATGGTATCCCACTTATTGTAAATAACCCCAAGTCTTTGCATGTAAAGCTGGTATGTATCTGCATCCAAAAAGACCTGAGCTTTTCCGTTTACGTCGGTAAGCCTTGAAGGCACGGGAACGGCAGTCTTAGCATTATTATAGATGGTTATGTCAACTCCCTCTATTGCGGTGGTGTCCCCATCTAAGATGTAGATGTCAAAGGTATCAGCACCTGATCCAGCACAGGAAGCAGTGACAGTGCGAGATGCCTGGGGAATTATATCATCATTCCAAGTAGATCGAGCGACCGATTCCGTGTCCACCGTAGCCGTAGCCCCTACGTCCTTGAGTATAGTATCCGTTGAATCCACATAAGTTACCCTGTCAATTGATCCACTTGAATCTCTATCGTAGTTGTTGTGATACCAAAGACTAATTTGGGTCGTATCTGATCCCGAACCGCCAGCAGGCTGAGTGATAACTGTCTCCGCTGAATCTACATAAGTCACCCTAACAACCACATCAGTTGAAGGGTCGAACGTTGATAATCCTGAAACATCTGCCTTGTATGCTGGGGGATTTGCCGTCATAACGGAATCGCTTGAGGGATCGAACGGATCGCTGTTGGTATCTCCAATGGCAGGTCGATTAGCTAATTGACTTACAATGTCAAAAGTATTGGTGTCACCTGACGAATGAAAATCAGAGGCGTGTTGTAACATTGTATCGTAAACATCGTGAGATATTTCTGCCCTTTCTACATCATACAAATAAACACTATCCGCCGTCCCGCCCTTAAATTCGTCTCTATGCACATACATGGTATCATAGTTTTTATTCGCAATTACAGGGAATTCAGAATCATAGAGATAAACCGAATCGGCAGTCCCACCTTTAAAATCATCCCTGTGCACATACATAGTGTCATAGTTCCTGTGGGCAATGTCCTCAAGATTGCTTGTAAGAATCACATCGTCCGTTCCTGCTTGAAACGGATTTGTATTCGTGTCCCCAGAAGAGTGAAAGTTTTCCTTATGGACAAAAAGCGTGTCATAATTATCATTGGCTATCTGAGCATAATTTGAGGCTAAAAGAACATCATCCGTCCCCGCTTGGAATGGATTGGTGTTTGTATCACCGATGGCTGGGCGATTAGCCAATTGGTTTGTAATGTCAAAGGTATTCGTATCACCTGAAGATTGATATGCCGGAGGATTCGCCGTCATCACTGAATCAGATGTAGGATCGAAAGTTGATACTCCACTTATATCTGCTTTAAAATTGGCTTTGTTGTCGTCAGTTATAGCGTTTTCCACTGAATCCCTGAATGTATATAGCCAATCTTCAGAGGCAGATAATATCCTGAAAAATTCCCCTGAAGCCACTGCATTAGGCAATGCGGGAGCAAGAGTAAATTCTCCATAATTTCCGAAATCGGTAATCAGCCTAACGAGTCCAACATTGTTCCCATTGGTAAACTGTAAAAGCATACCATTATAAAAGTCGTCTGCCACGCTTGCAAAATGTGACGAATCACGAGCCATAGTCGTAGTTCCCGTTGAATCCGTCCAGCCGTATTTGGGGCTGATAGAGAACAAAATGCTGTCGATTTTATGCGCTCGTGAAGTCGTCCAGTCTAACGTGCTCAGACAAATTCCAGGATTACTTGGCATTTTGCTATTTATTATGACCAGATCGTCGCCTGCCGAACCAGTAGTAAAATCGCCAGATCCCGCCTGGACGTTCCAGATACCCTTTCTGGCAGCCGCCGTGTCAATGGAATCCACACGAACACCCCATTCTTTATTCCGCAGGCTATCGAACATGGCAATAAACGTATTGAGATCGTCCGATAGCGGTTTGGTGTAACCTGAATCAAAATTGGCAGAGCGGGGAGCATTGTAAATATCTTCCTCGATCGTCTGAGGATCAGATACCTGGCTTCGTCTATGGTTGGCTATGAAGATATTACTTCCACCTTCCACAAAAGCTGAATCTGACAAAGCCCTAACATAGTTCCCTACTAAAATATTTCCTTTACTGGTTGCACTTAAATAAAAAGCACGTCCACTTGTTGCATTTACAATATTGTTAGATAAAATATTACTTCCCTGATAGGCAGTTATATAGAAACCACTTCTTCCACTTATTAAACTATCAATAATATTGTTTTCCATTTTGGTTTGATAACCCCCAGATGCGTAAATTCCACAATTGGTCGGCTTCCAGATAACGTTGTTTTCAATTCTACCACGTTGGGTATTTGAACAAATGTTAATTGCATCATAGAAGTTGAGTATGGCATTATCATGAATATAATAACCACTGGCAGGTTCATTTATTCTAAAACCTCTGTTAGTTACACTATCCTCCATCCCACTTGTAGCCTCATAACCATGTAATTCAAAACCGTATATTTCCGTAGCCAATGTATCATTAGGTTCAAATTGGAAAACATGCCTTCTTATACCACCTATTCCATCAGGTGGATCATCTACTTTCCCCCAAAGAATAGTTCTCCCGACTCCACTTCCAATCCAATGAGTATTGCCAATACTGTCCGTTACTTCGACGTTCCTATAAGTCCCCGGAGCCACATAAATATAATATTCATCCGCCCCCGTAGCTCGTTCTAAAACCGTGTTTAGGGAACAGGCGGTAGCCCAAGTTGTGGCAGCTCCTCCATTAACCGCATCGCCATCAGGCACAACATATAAATTCTTTCTATTTCTATAAGGCTCTATGGTTTCATGTATATTTTTCGTCTTTAAATAATTTAAGCTATGAAAGGTCTGTTGGGTTGTATCAACTAATTCATACCACGTATTTATCCAGTATTCATCGTCACCCTTGTAAAAGTTCGCTGAAACCTGATAAATCCCCGTGCCCGCATCTCCGTCTATGTCACCGAAGGCATCGAAAAATACCAATTGATTATTGAGTGCGGAACATTGACCATCGGCAGAATTAAACCAAGCGTCAAAAGCCTCTACGCCTTCACGATAAACCACAATCCGCACCGAATCGGGAGTAACATAAGTTCCCGTATCATCTACCGCTCTACTGGCAATGGTAATTACAGAAGTAGTGGTTACCTCTAAATTAGCTCCCACCCAACTACCACAGCCGATCAGTAAGGCAATGAACATCAATGCCCAAAATCTTTTCATTTCAATCTCCTGTTATAATTCTTCTCCGACGAGGATTGCCCTCTGCCGCCTCCGCGTGACTCTTGACCACAATAAAAGCCTGGGTGATCCTTTGCTCCTGTGGAGCCAAAATAACTTTATCTATAATAGCTTTTTCCACAATCTGATTTCCATTGTTGTAATCCCAACAGGACGCTCCAGCTGTAAAGCACGTCCAGTCAGGCCATGCGTTTGCATAAGGTTGGTCATTTCTGGTTCTATGGGAATACGTCGGCCCTCCAGACTGGTATGACAAACTACAACTTGCACTTATCTTGGAGGCAAGCCAATAATATGTATTTGCTTCTATAAGTATCTTATCGGTTGTCACAGAAGTCCATCCATTAGTAATAGCTACTCCAGTTTCATCGCCCCACAATTTTCTTTTGGGCCAACCAATAGATGAGATAACCGTGTCAGAATAAATCGCCATCTTTACATTGGAGCCTAAATCTACATCCGTAGAATATATCCTAAGCGTAGTCAACGTCCCCGCACTCGTGCTCTCAAATCTTTGCACATCAACCCAGCCCGTGCTATAATTCCAAACAGAATTACCCGAATTTAAACCAAAACTATCCGGCTCAGTTGTCGAATCAGTCGAGATCTGAGTGATACTCTCATAGCCAAAACCATAGCTATTGCTATTCAAATAAGTCGAACTCCAAGCCGATCCAGTGCACGGGTCTTGAGTCCACACAATTGAGTCTTTAGCGTAGCTTGTAGTCAAGGTCGTGGTATCCCTTATTCCCGATGTGCACCAAATAAAAGCTTGCTCAGAACTATATGCTCGCCCGAAAGCAAAATCTGCCGTGCCGTTCTGTTTCATTCGAGCATAACCATAGAGTATCACTGTGTCGATGATATTCCCCGACGTAAAATCTTCAGGATACCAGATATATTTCTTACCCGTGAGTTCTTCACCAATATAAGTAGTATCATTATCTATAGTAATCTCATCAATGGCATCATGCCTATCACCCGTATTTGCCACCCATGAACCAGCATAAGTATAAACATTCCCCGCTGGTCGCAAGGTGTCAACGTCCGCTTGTGCCCAGTTTGGACAGAAGAGAATCCCAAATATTAACAAAAGAACTGATTTATAAAACGTTTTCATAACAAGGATCAACCAACATAGTCGAACGCTCTGGACAGTCTACGTCTTTCGGTGTTTTAAGCGCCAGATAGCTGGAGAGTAGACCTACAACAACAAATAAAATCAAGACATAAACGGATCGGCGTAAGCCCACAAATCACCCCACAAAATAGTCCTGTCCATCTTCTGTATTTTTTACCATTTCCCATATCTTATTCTTGTTTGAAAGCTCACTCCGTAAAGCTAAGTGCATATGTGGAGCGGTGCCCAGAGCATGATGCTTCAGATAACAAAGAGTCGACCAGTTAATTCGGCAATATTCCAACAGTTCGTCTATCTCATCCGGCTTTAAGTGCCAAGTTCTTAAATCCAAAGCCTCACCCACACAATGCTGAAAATAAGATTTGAACTTACCCTTTTTGCATAACGCAACCTGTTTGGCAGGTTCTCTCAATACCGAAGTCACTATCATGGGCTTCTCAAATCTATGGAGAGAAAACCGATGTAAGTCCAAAGCACAACCCCGCAAGTAAGCATGAACTTCGGGAGAGTTGAATTGAGCCTTTAACAACAACCGCTTGAATCTCATTCTTTTATCTTATCCTCTGCCAAAATGTCTTTCAAGAACTTCTTAATGAATGCCTCGTCAATTTTATCGAAAACTCCCGTATCTGTCCATTCGTCTATCTTCTTGGCTATCCTATCTCTCTCTGTTGGATCAGACAACCAACGACGCAGGTCTGCCATAACTTTATCCGTGTTGATAGTTAATTTAATTAGTGCCATCATGCCCTCCGTGCCATTGCCCCAGTCCCTATTCCACCAATTGTCCAGAGACTAAGAGTAATAGGGATAGCTTCACCAAAAGTGAAGCTTGGAGATATAAGGGGAATTGCAAGAATTATTACACCGGCAAGAAAACTAAGAATCACAGGCCACTTAGCCGTGTGCTTCTGTCCGGTCTGTGGATTTACCGTAAGTTTTTTGTCACTCATTTTTTAACCCCTCCATTAAAATTAACTAAACACGATCCATCCCACTCCTGCCACGACCGCCCCTGAAACAAACGCCCAAAAATCCACCGCATCGGCAAAGGGATGCGATGTCGATCCAGTGAATTTAGGAAGAACCTTATTTGATAGCTCCCATAAGAATCCACCTGCAATGACAGCCAATCCCGTCCAAATCGAACCCTGATAGCCTCCCAGATAACCGCCGTAGCCAGTTATCGTCGTAGCGATCAAAAAGTGCACTATCCTGCTCCACCTGAGAAGCGATCCTTTTTTTGGTTTGAAAATCGGCATCGTTTCCATCACAGCAGATAAACTACGATTAACTGTATTATATGCCACGCTTGGTCGTAGTAAATAAAATGCCACGCCTCTGGTGTCTGGGGTTTATTTGCTTTCCATTTATCGCAAACCCAATGACCCACGAGCAAAAAGAAAACCTTCCACAAACAGAAAACCCCCAAATACTGTAAGGCAACACAAACTATAGCAGTCCATATCATACAGTGGGACAACATAACATACCACAGTTTAGCTTTGTTTTTAGCCTGCCAGTCTGATTGTAAGGCTATATCCCCAATATAATGAGCAAACACAAGCCAGATAAAATTCATTACAAATCAATTCCCGATTGAACACCAAAGCTAATATGAAATATTCTATCGTTCTTTATCTGCATCACTTTAAGTTGTCCCATCAAGGTTACGTCCAATGCCGACCAAGGTATCAAGATTCCAATCCCTCCACCGTAAGTATACTCTACGAACTTGTCGCCTCCGTTAATGTGAGTTCCGCCATTTCCAGCCATGAGATACAACTGGGGCTTTGGGCTGTTAGGGTTACGGGTATAAAAGCACAAGCCTGCATCGTAGTTCTCGCCTTTGATTGTCTCACCTGTTAAAATATCCTGAAAGCCGACTACGGCATATAGATGTTTGTAGGTCTTAAATAGTCCATCAATCCTGAAAGTCCCATAAACCTTTCCTTTTTCGATCTGCTCGCCAGTAGCGATTACCCCACCATGACCACGAATGAATTTAGTGTGATCTTTCGCCTGCACCATCACTCCCAAAAACAAAACGAGCAAAGCACTAATTACTATTTTTTTCTCCATCCTTTTTCACCTCCCTCTCTTAACTTTTCTTTTTCTGCCCTGTCCCTCGTGGTGGCAACGGAGAGTTTTTGCCATAAATCCTTTTGTGTCTTGCCCTCCGCTCTGCTTCTGTTCTTGGTCTGCCCATACGTCTCGCTCCTACCGCCATTACCTTTTCACCTCCTCTCCAAAACTGATTTCGATAAAACTTTTTATTTTAGATACTATCCTAACCTTAACCACCCTCCCCTTTTTGTCTGCTTCTTTTGCCTCCCTGACGAAATCCTTGATCTGGTCATCACCAATGGGAAGCAGGTATTTTTTGCTTGGAGTTTTCATTGTGACTTCAGAAGCCAAATCCCTAAACTGGTGATTACAAGAATTGCACCACCAACCAATCCCCATACACCGGACTTGACTTTCAACTTGGCGATCTCAGCGACTATCTTGTTAAGCCTTCCATCCACACTTTCATAACAACCGTTAAGTCGCTCTAATTCCTTCAAAACAAACTTGCCCCATTCATCCCAGCCATTTGGACTTTCAGTCATAAGTCTTTCCTAACGGTAAAAATTATTTGATCGTTCATGGAGTTTTCCCAAAAAGCCTGTAATACGTTTTGCCTCTCTGTTTTAACGCTCTTTGAAATGCATCCAACTCTTTGAGTTTATCTTGTCCACTTGCTCGCCTCTTAATGTCTCCATAGCAGATTGCCAGCTCCGGCCATTTTGCGTTAAATTCATTTGTCCTTTCCATAATTTTCTTTTTATCAGAAACAGACAAAGCTTTTTGTTTTTCTAATATTGTATTCATCAATCGGACAGCCGAATTTATGGCATCATTTCTTTCACCCCAAACCTCAGCTAAAGCATCGAAATTCATACTTTGGATTGATGATTTCAATGGTCTTGATCCATACATCTGAACGAGAGCATCTTTCAAATCTCCCTTAAATCGCAATTTCCCATTAGGAGATTTAAAATCGTAATCACCCGTTAGAACTTTTTCCAAACCCAAGAGTTGACGTGTTCCACCGAATTTCTGCATACCCGCTCTTAACCCCCTCATTAAGCGGCTATCTTCCTCCCCGTAGTTACTCAATGTCTGAGTGCCAATTCTGAGTGCAGTCCCACCCATTGGACCCAAAGCAACCTCTCCAATCGCCTCCGGCACATTTTCAGCAAACGGCAAATCAATTAACTGCACCGATAACGACCAATCGCTATTTATTAAAGAAGGCAACCCCCAATGGATCAAATTTGCGACCTTTTCCCCATATTCATCTTTAATCTGATTGTATATTTTGAGCGTCAAATATCCACCACCAAAGATTTTAGCAAAAGGACCTGTTACGACTCGTATTCCGCCTAAAGCCATGTTTGCTCCGACAAAATGAGACAATCGCCCAACGTTTGACACACGCTGTTTTAACGGTAAGCCTTTCTTAATTACACCTCTTGCTAAATCAGAAGCTAATTCTAAAGCACCAATAGTAAAGGTTCGATACATCCCTGGACCCACTCTGACAACTGGAGACCTGAGTGCTCTGGGATAATTGACCTTTAAGGGTAAGAATTGAGAGTAGACCATACCTCGCAGAAAGGCGTAATCTGCCGCTTGAGCATCGGTCATTTTCAAGGCATCTTTCCCATGCTTATATACCGCCAGCCACATCTCCGCTTGATTGGCAGTTTCGGGAGACAACCTCAATGTCCGCGACACCATTGAAGCCCGGACTTTTACGGGAGTATACATTCTTGTTATTTCCCCAGCAGTCCCTTTGATGATGTGATAAACTCCGTGCTGATCCAACAGAGCCTTCCCCACAGGACTTCTAACCGCCTTCTGTGCCCAAACTAAATTTTTATAAGGCACAACCATGCCTGTCTGCATAATTTGCATACTATTTAAAAGATTGTAGCGTATACTGGTTTTTAACATCAAGGTGGTAGTAAGATTCCTTAGTCGCCCTGTCCACCTTTCAAGAGCAAACGGTCTAACCCGACCCCTACCAGCTTTTTCCAGCCAATTATCAAGCATCCGAGAACCCTTTGTCTTCTGTCCCCAGAGAGTCTTTAGGTTAGTTTCGATCTCGTCAGCTACAAGCGTTCTCCCCTCTTTTCTAATTTGGTTAATCAGAGGTTGAATTTCTCCTTTTAAACGATATAAATGCTTCCACCGCTGAAACTGATTATTGTGATAATTCAAAACAAATTCAAAATCTTTAGAATATCCAGGCAGACCTTTTCGTCTCTGCATAAACCCAGCCCATTTGCGCTGAGCTTCTCTTGCTCCGATCTTTCCTCTGAGAATAGTCTGAATCCTCTCGGTTGATTCCGCATTAAGCTCATTGCGAAGATCGTTGAGAATCTTATACTGCCTCCGCCTTGACACCCGCACGACGTCGGGATCAACAAACTTACGCAAATTTACCTCATAGTTCATCCCCGCTTCTGGATTTTCAGCGTAGTTCTCAACAACCTTATTTACCGCCTCTGTCCAATTCTGGGCAGAACCTATATACTCCGACTTACCCTCCACCTTTCTAAGCAAAACATATTCTCCAAGATGCAGATGACGATAATAGTCTTTAATCCCCCACTCATCAGGAATTTCGACTTTTACTAATTCTTCGGCTTGAGCGTTTATCTCACCTCTCTGTGCCTCATTGAGTCGTTTACCCTTTAATCCACGCTCTGCCCTATACTGCTTTTCAGCTAACCTCTTAAAATATGGCTGAATCTCTTTTCGCTTTATCCTGATTATCTCTTGTCGCTCTCGGTTCGACTTAGCTTTCAATTCCCGAATAACCTGCTTAACGTCCCCCGGAATGTTCTTTGTTTCGGTTAGCTCAATAGGGTTTTCTAATCCCTCAACTATATCCGATTGATATTTCTTCCGATTCTTTCTGGAGGTTTTTCTAAGTATATCTGCAAGCTCTGCCCGACCTATGCCCTGGTCCCTACGAATGTCTCGCTCTGTAAACATAAGCACTTGTTGAGCTTTAGCCGCCGCTTCTCCGTAGTTAGCCTCCAACTCACCTAATTCGTTGGGCACGGCTCCATATTTATGAGAAGGTCTTTGAAAGAGAGTCTGTGCGTCTTTTGGTTTCAACTCCATCGTAATCATGGGGGAGCCTTTCTCTGTTTCTATTCCCTTCTTAAGTTTGGCTATTTTGAGTGCTTGAGCAAACCGCTCTTGCTTTGTCTTAAAGAAAGGAATTCCAGCCTTGAAGGTCTCTTCGGGTCTAATTGTCTCTTTAGCCCCCCCCTCCTGTGCGGCACGCCAGAAGGATTTGAGTTCGGGATGTTTTGTTATATCATGTATTTCAGCTACTCGCCTCTTGTCCAGAACTACATCTTTACCCCCTATTCTTGCCATAAATAAACCATGTTCAGAATAACTTGGATAAAACTTCTTTCCACCTTTCAATTTAACGGCAGAGGTATATCTTCCCTCCGCCAGTCCCTCAAGTTCGGGAGAAACTTCATATTTAATTCCTTTAGGTGTAATTTTGCCTTTTCTCATAACCTTACCAGTCAATAAATCTCTTTCTGTATAAGTCGGAGCTGTTACCTTTCCTTCAGCTTCAGTCGCAAATGTAAAATCCTCCCGCATTTTAGCTTTTTTCTCACTTATCGTTTTCGCCAATTCGGGTGCTTTTCTAATTCCACGAGAAATCAATAATGCTTCTGCTATTGGATTGGGCGTATCTCCAGCTTTAAATTTACCCCTTTTGGCTATTACACTTTTAGGAAGTTCACCACTCAAATATCGAGCTTCTTCTCTTGTTAGTGGAACAGGTCTATGTTCGGGAGGAATGGTGGGAGTGGGTTCGACTTCTGCCTTCGCTGGCTTCTCCGTCATGGGCTCTTCCAATGTGCTGGGCTTAGCCTTTACCTCTTTGGCTTTCTCAAGAAGCTCGGCTTGTTGCCTCTGTAACTTACCGATAGAAGGTTCTTCTTTTAAGGGTCTCTTCTCAATCCCCAAAATACGCTCAATCACACCCTCGGGGATGGCGGTGGGTTCAGGGACGACTTTTTCCGTGATGCCAGGAACTCTAATTTCAGGCTCAATATGAGGTTTGGGTTTAGCCCTTACCCCCCTTAATCCAGCCACCAATGGAGCAACCAAAGCAAGGGCTTCCAATCCCGAGGGAAGCGGGTGTTCATACCAAGTCTCTTTTGGTGCAGTTATGGTTCGAGGCAGAACACCTAAAAATGGAATCTCCCCCAATCTCTCCATTGTCTTGCCCTTATACCAAGGTTCTTTTGGTTTGGGTCCAATCAGAGATTCTTTTTCAACTTCCCTTATGGCTTCTTGAGCCACTTTTTCTGCTGTCTGTTTAGCTAATTGTATACCCGCCTCCGGGGCTTGCTGAAACATAGGCAATCCAGTTACCATCGGAGGGATGTCTTTAACGATGTTATAACCTAATTCTTGAATATCAAACCATTCGGGGACACCTAACCGCCTGCGTATCCTTGTTCTTAAATCGGGATACTCTTCTTCCTCACCATAAACCACCTTGTCCAGTTTCTCAAAGTCAAGTTTCTGAGGTTTAGCTCGACCGTAGACGGCTCTATCTAATCTCTCAAAATCTATGGGCATAATTATTCCAGAAGTTCACTTCCTTTTTTAAAATACCTCTTTAACTGTTCCCAGTCTAACTCAGGATAATGCTCTAAAAGTTGATCCTTATATGCTTCAAGCGTTTCTTGAGTTTCAATCTTCTCAAGTTCTCGTAAACCCTTTGCCATACCTTTATAATTGATTGGTTTTGCTTCTGCTGGTGTAATAGGGTGTATAGGACTATCCATATTTGCCCGTTTTCTAACCTCCAACCTTAAATCTGCTGGAATACGCTTTGCCCACTTATCAAAGTATGCCCGTTTTTCCTTTTCACTTAAATCTTCAAATTTAGGTTCTCCAAATTCATCCTTTAATGCAAAAATATGTTTTTCCCAAGCAGTAAGCCACTTTTGCACTGCGGATTCTTTTTCTTTCGGTATAAATTTCCGCTCAAGATATTCTTTTCTAACAATCGGAGTAGGTGTCGGTGGACCAATGGGCACACCGAGCCTTTTCAACTCATGAAACTGTTCCCACTCTCTCGCTTCTCTCTCTGCTGATGCTGAAGGTTTTTCTGCCTTTGGCGGTGTTAACCATTCACTCGCATAACTTGGAATCTTTTCAGTCTCATAATATTCTGTTTCAGCAAGTTCAGCCTGGGGCATAGTAACACCCGCTTTCAACAACAAATCCCGAAGTCCTACACCAGCTTTTGCCATTCTGTGCCCCTTAGCTACTTTCTCAAGACCCGCTTCTCTTCTTTCTTCCTCTTCACGCTTCAACTGAGATAATAAAGCCTTTCTCTGAAAACGCATATCTTCAAGTCGCTCACGCAGAAACGCATCCGAAAGCTCATCCCTCTGCCTCTGTCTCTTCGCCTCTTCGAGCTGTAAACCTAAGAGTAGACCTTTTCCATATCCCTGTGCTAAAGATGGCATAATTTTATCCTCCTATGGTATGGGATACCCCTTAGCTGATGCATATTTCCCGTTCTTCTGTCCGTTACCCATCATCTGTTGTAATCCCCAGAGAAAACCAATATCTTCGCCTATTCCACCAAAAATATCTCCCCAGGGAGCACCCCCCGTTGTCGTTTGGGTTCCCCTTCCACCAACCAGACTGGCTAATGTGCCAAGTAATCCCCTTCGATACCTTTCGCCCGCCTCACCTATCTCTCTACCTTGTGCTGCTGTTGCTCTCATTAACTGTGCCGTTTCCAGCCCCGATCCAACCCCCAAACTTTCACCCATTCTCTCTTTGATTCCTGCCCTTAAAGCCCCATATCTTTGTTGAATTGGTCGTGTCAAATAAGAAGGCGTAACGCCCCCTTTGACTTGTCCCATTAAATATGCGTAAAGACTTCGTGCTTCTGGAGACATCTCATAGGTGGTTTTTTGCTTCTTCCCGCCAAATAAACCACCCAAAAGTGAACTTCCTGCACTAATTAAAGCTGGAGCTAACCAAGCTGGCATAATTCATCACTCCTTTATCTTTTTAAATTTTATCCCCACTTTATCCAATTCTAATTTGTTTGACGATGTGATCTTAAAACTAAAATTCCTTCCCAGACAATCAGAATCCAAAGGAATACGGCTGTATCTATACCCCCCACTCTCTGAAACTGTTTTGTTATATTTGAGACTATCTCCAAAATCCGTATAGAAATAAGTGGTGAAATTCCCACTGGTCAAATTATAGTCCAGATCGAAATAAGTGAACCTTTTCCTATCCGCTATGGAGTTGAAATCAAAAGCTTTGGATTTATAGGTTAAGGGAATTGCCTCTCCTGTATCTGTGGTTGCCATAGCAAATTCGTAGATAAAACTATTATCATAATAATGAGCAAAGAGAAGTTTACAACTATCCGAAAGTGCAGTTTGTTGAGCAAAAAGACCCGTCCAGGGTTTAGTCGCCATAGCCCAAGCCCCCGTTTTGACATTAAACACGATGGTTGCCCGATTATAACCATTCCCGTAATTGGTATAACTCAAATAATAATGATCTTTGTAATAACCACCTGCCGCCATATTTATATGTTGATTCATATCATCAATAAGTGGCTGAATTTTTCCAGATATCAAAGTCACCATCCGCCCATCAAAAGCGTAAACGCCAGTAGTATGTAAAAAGAGCAGATACTTTCCCTCAACATTCACGACTGACTGCGGGGCAATACACCCCACGTTATCCGAGACCTGAACCAGATAGTAATTCGTGGCGGACTCCCAGACCAGTTTCCAGATGGAATTTTGCTTGAAGATCACCAGACAGTCCCTGGAGCGATCCTTGTAGCCAAGCTGATCGTCGTAGAAAGTGGCTAAGGCGGTGATTTTATCGCCATCTTCAGTTTTGACGGTAAAAGAATTATCCTGATCAAAATGGGTCAGTTTATTATTCTCAGAGAAAACAACAAAATCCTGTCCAGTGGCGGGATATTGATTTTCAGTAACAAAGAAGACTCTATTTTTATAAACTTCGCAAAGACAGGGTTTCCAAAAAACCGCCTTTAAAATAACGTAAGAGTCTCCCGCTTTCAAGGTGTCATTAAACGCATGTTGAGGTATGAGTTTTATATTGGGTTCTCCATTTGCATCATCTACATATTTTATTTTTCTTTGGTTCCCTTGGGCAGTGCCAGAGGTCATCCTTATAAAGTAACTTCCCTCCTCCCAACTTTCCGACCAATTGCCAGAATATATATCGTGTGTGCAACCTGATGGTGCTATTCGAGCAGAATCTATAACGCCAGACGTAACGCTATCGTAGTCAAAAAATCCAAAAATGTATCGATAGAGTCCCCAGGTCAAAATAGCATCATTAGTAGGATAGAGTATCGTCAATTCATCTGAACTATTATCTGCGATTATTAATGTATTAGTGTCATGCGGAGATAGCGAACGTGAAAGCACAAACCCTGCCCATTGCCCTGGTTGCCAATTTACATTTTCAGCTTCAATAAAAGTGGTGCAAGCATTACCGTGTCTTCCCGCCCATATAATACTATCTGCGAAACCAAACGTGGGAATAGTTTCGTTTACATCTTTACCCAAAATAAACGGATAATCCCCCTCATGCGCCACTATGGCTTTGCCCTTGAAGGTCTCAAAATCGTAGTATTTACTGTTGCTCTGAAGTCCCGTTTTGACCGAAACAAAACTTCCAGTGTTGTAATCGGTCGTATCCGCCCATAAGGTCCCATTTACCCCAGCCAAAAGAAAATCCTCACCGTCTGGAGTGGTATAAGGGTAAAGTCCCCAGATTCTTTTACCTGCATCAAATTCAGAGATATTGTATTTTCTAAAACCTGGACGTGGCTTTAATTTGCCCGCCGAAGTCCAGATAAAGTTTGTTAAATTAACTGCCTCATTATCTGCAATCTTATTAGGAAAATCGACTAAATTTAAGCCACCAGAGAAATCATCCAAACGTGCAGTCGAATAAACAGAAGAAGCCCCCTGTATAGAGTGTGGCTCTTGGAATGGCATCCTTCCATATTCGGGTTGATATGATCCTGGATTAGAAGAAGGGATGTTAGCTAAAAAATCGGGCTGTTTGAAAGGCATAGACGATGTGCCATTGGGATTGTGTGGATTGTGATAGTCAGGAGCAGTTACAGGTGTCGGCTGTTTAAACCAAAATTGACTCGGAGGCGTAGGTTCTCTTCTCTCAGGCGGAGTCACCGGAGAAGATGGAGCAAATCTCTGAAAAGACTCCGCCTTTGGTTCTATGGGCTGAATCTCTATCGGAGTAGGTTTAGGCTTGGGTGGCTGAATAGGTAAAACTACTTTCTCTTCTATTGTTTTTAAATCTTCAGGCTTGACCTCTTGCTCTTCGTCGTCAATCTCTTGTGCGGAAAGAGTAACCACAAACCCAATAAGAATAAAGATGGAAAGAAAAAACCTAAATAGCCTCATCTGGGCACAACCTCTTTAGCTACGGTTACATCAACTGGGCGGTTCTCTAAAATAGCCTTCAAATCCATAATCTCGTTGATGGCGATCTGTCTGATAAAGTTGGCTACTTCGTGCTCTCCCTGTCTTTGCTTGCAGAGATATAGAGCGTAGAGCACCACTTCGTTTTCAAAAGCTGGATTTAAAAAAGCAGTATCTGCCCACAATGGAGCAACAGAACCGAATACCCATACAATTGTCTTGGTATCCACTTTAGGATAAACTCTCAGAAAAAATCCATTTGCCCCAGTTCTGGATTGCTCATACCAATATCTCGCTGGTTCAGTAGTGGCAATTTTTTTCTGAGCAATATCTTTCGGATGTATTTGCATCAATCCATAATCATCATTTGCAAGCAAAACGTATTGTATTTTTGTTATAGGCGTATTACTGGAAAACCCAGTGCCATCAAGTAGAGTCGCTGGCAAAATCCAATCAGGAAAAGCCGTCATTACAGAACACTTAACCGCAAAATCCGCCGCCATATAGGATAACTGTCCACACTTTTTTAGTGACATGTTAATAAAATCTATTCGTATGCTATCAGGATAAAACGGATTTGTCTCATCATTGAGCAATAATTTAAGGCGAACATCCAAGTCCCCCCCTCCAACTGCAAATATAGAATTTGCCAAAAATAAATGGGTCACCAAGACGAATGTTACTACAAGTATCTTTTTCATGCCAACCTCCTATTTGATAATTTTAGGTATCACTGTTATGTCTGGTTGTGTATTTATTATCTCTTCTCGCAAAATAGCAATCCCTTGAGCATAAGAATTGTAAGCCTGCGCCGCCGCCTGATAATTTTCGATCCTGAGATATGCTATAAAAAGAGCATAATCCAGCCAAGATTCTTCAAAAACTGGATTTTCCGTAATGTCTACTTCAGAAAAACCACATCTGTATACTAAAATTCTAAGAGTTTCTGGTTGAGTTGAAGCAGGGAAAATATAGATATTCGTGGAATCCCCACTGCGGAAAAAATAATAAAAAGAAAGTGGCACATCTGTATTTAAAGATTTATGACCAACATCCTTTATTGTTGTTTGCAATAGACTTCTATTTTCACCACCGCTCACTTTGATAACTGCATCTACAAACATTACATCTAATGAACCCCCTGGACCTTGAACATTGTGAAGTTTAATAAATTGCTGACCCGAATCAACTGGCGTAAGCTCACCTGATGGATAATAAACGTAATTTCGACCGCTCGCCAACCCATGAGCCAAAATCGCTATTCTTCCCATGATGATACACACCCCCAAGTCATCATCCGAAAAATCCGGTGAGCTTTCCGCCAATCTGTATTTGAGTTGCTTTTTTAAATCATCGTAGGTTATAGCCTGTGTCTGATTGACCAAGAATAACCCCAGACAGAGAACCACAAAGCCAAGAACTACAATTTTTTTCTTCATCTCAATTTCCTCCTATTTTATCTCTTTCGGTGCAACAATAACATCGAATCTTTTTAAGTCGAATTTAAGCTTTACCTCTAATCTTTTCATGTAGCTATCATAATAGCGATTAGAGGAAGCCTTTTTCCCATCTCTGAGAAGTGCTCGATAAACTACATAGTCGATAATTAGAGGTCGATAGGAATAAGGGATCTCGGTGGTATCGTTATCCGAGATCAAGTAATTCGCCTCCGCTCCGTAAATTACCAAAAAGGTATCCTTGATCGTCGGCAAAGGAAAAAATCCCACGATTGCATTTCCCCCTTTGCCCGCCTGCCAACATTTCTGTGTATTTGGTTCCAAACTTTTGCCTACGTCTTTAGCTGGGATCAAATCAATAGGCAATTTTCCCTCTGGTTGCAATGAAAATAAAGCCGTTAAAACAATAAAATCATTATTCAAACTATAAACCATGGTGCCAGGAATCCAAATAAGAGTATCGAGCTTCTCGATTATTCCATAACTGCTCAAATCAGAGCAAGCTTCGTTGATCCAACTGTCCCACACTGAGTCGGGGTAAAAAGGATTAGTCTTTAAAACAGACTGATTTTGTGATGCTCTGCGGAAGTCCGCTAAAGTTAAAAGATCGTTCGCATAACAGAACCGAAACCCTATTGACATTAGAATAAATATCGAAATCAAAAACTTTTTCATCTGCTCCTTATCTGTGCATATATTGAGAAGTCCTTCTTGCTATATCGTCTAATACCTGTGGAATATTTCTACCCCTTCGCCCTTCATCGTAGGATATAAGGCGACTTAAATTTGCTCTGTAATCGCTTCTTGCCGCCAAGAATGAAGGATTGGATTGCTTAATCCCATTTACTTGGATCATTGGCGGTGTTATCTGATAAATCACATGAGCTTTCACTACTGGTAAAAACTCATCCGGTAAATCTTGAACCGCAAGAGGACTAACCTTTACATTGTAAGTCATCCGAATAGTCAGGGCTGAAGTCGGCGGATCAAGAAAGTGTATCCGTTTCTGCTTTAAAGATTCCCCCCCCATAATAGTATATTCGATTGCTTCCGCTCCACAGGGCGTAGAACCCGAAGCCAGCTTTCTGTTGTATTCGTCTGGCGTGATATACTCTATTGGCTTTGTATAATTGCTTCTCCTTAAAGCATATTCCTTTCCAAAATCACCTGGCAAATCAACCCAATCGTGACTTGCAGAGGTGATAAGGTCGATAGTTCTAAGAGTGCATTCCCATTGGTGCATATTAACCACAAAAATTACCGACTCAGGAATCAAATTCTTAACCCTCTCTTTGGTCTTTTGTAAAAAATCATTCAAGCTGATGCAGATTGACTCTACCATTTGATCTAAATTCATGCTCATATCAAAATATCCTTATGGGCTTCAGCAAAACGATTAAGCGCAACGGCTAAATCCTTTCTTTTCGCTGGATTATCCTCGTGCATCTTTTTTTCCTCAAGTGCTTTCATGTCTGCTTTGATCTCCGTTGGTGGATTGTCCACTCCAGGGATATAGCCGACACGCTCACCACCGACAAATCCCGTCCCCCAACGACATATCACGTTGATAGGCATATAAACACGAGTCATAACAATTCCACAATCCGGACATCGAATCTTATCCTTCAGGTGATTGTATTCACTGACTGAGGTATACAATTCAAATTCGGCGTTACATTTTGGGCATCGAAACGGATAATTTGGCATGTTTACTATTGGGGGTGGGTTTTTCACCCACCCCCAGGTTTGAGGTTTCAGTTTACAGAGTCGCTCCGCCAAGCATGACTATGTTCCACAGAGAATTCAAGCTTCTCCATGCCCCATAAGTCTGCCAAGACATAGACGATCTGTATTGAATGAAGTCCGAAAAGTCCGTTGGCTCTTTGATGGTGATAATTGTGCCAAAATCACCCTCCGCCTTGGGGTCGGCAATCGGTGAAATAGCATAGGCATTAGTTGCAAGAAAGTGGATTGGATGAACTACGCCCGAACCTTCAGCTTCCACCCCTGCTACCGTTTCCCGCCAGGGTTGGGTCGTGCCGAATAGTTTTGCACCCATCCACTTGTCTATTTCAGCGTTCACCCATTCGTCCTTATGATAGTTAGCCCTTGCCGCCCAGTTGCTATCCTTCATAAAGTCGTAGATGTGGTCTTGGTCGACGATGCAGACCCAATATGCACCGCTACCAGCCCCAGGCGGTAAGTTCTGTGTCTCCTGATGGGGTAATCCCATGCCTTTCGTTATCAGGGCATCGGTGAATCGCACACCCTTGTGTCTCTGGAGTTGCCTGATACCCAGTGCAAAAACAGAAGTGGTAATCACATCGGCTGCCGTTATGTCAGTGCCGACGGTGATATGAACAGTGCAACCTGCTTTGATTTGACACGGCCAAAGGTCACCGGTAAAAGAGACCATCTTTTCTACTGTTCCTCCCGTCAAGTCCCAATCGCTTATTTTTCGGGTTTCACAATAAGCCTTTCGGGAAAGAAAGGCGGTATCCAATCCTGTAATGGTGCAATATCCACCATTGATAGCATCGTCTGCCCCCCCATAGGTAGTAAGACCGAAATACAAACCAGTTGCGTCACCGTCAACCGCCACCGTATCATTAAATTCATAATTAGTATCTGCATCCGCTCTCATTCGATAACCCCTGGTTGCCAGAAGCTTCATCATCTGATAATCCAGCGTTTCCGCCATCTGCGTCCCTACGTCTCCCGCCAAGTCCTTCCAGCTTCTAAAATGCTGAGCAATCAGAAATATCTCTCTTTCCGAAGCAATACCATCAGCCCATTTTTGTGCACTGGCAGAGATTTTGGTGGTATAGAACGCTTTGGGCGTAATATCCGATCCTACACCAACAGCAGAGGTGGCTTTCGCCAGCTTGATCTTTCTTGTCCATTCCACCGTATCGCCTTCGCCCTGGGGAATTTTCTCCCCCACTTGGGCAAACTGGCTTCCCACCATCTGATTGTGGAAGTTTGTCAGCACCTTCTCTTTGGAAAACTCCCGAATTTCACTCGCAACAGTAGTCCCAGTCATGTATGCCATGTTTACTCCTTTCGATTATTTTTGAGCTTCAATGTATTTCTCCTTCTCCGCTAACGACATCTCAGAGAATGTCTTGGCTTTTCCTGGCTCGCCTGGTTTGCTTGTTGTCTCCGCCTGCGCCGCCTTCCTTTTTTCCTCATTAGCCTTATATTCTGATTCCCATTGTTTCTTCTTTTCTGCTTCAATTTGTTCTTTCTTGGTTGTAGAGGTATAATGGTGGTAAACCGCAGAATAGAAGTTTTTACCGTCCTTCGTAGCTTTCTGAACGATCTCCTCGTAAGTCTTGGGAAATTCCTTAGAGTGCTCTATAATCTCTGCCCGGACACTATCGGGAATGAGATCATCCTTAAATTTTTCAAGGATGGGTTGAAGTCTAAAAAGAGTCCAAGCTAACTCATCCTTTAGATCAAGACTACCGGCTTCAATTCGATTCACCGCGTCCTGCAAATGAGAAGGAAAAATCGTTTCGGCAAAATCCTCAAGTTTTTTAAGTTCCCGATCTTTCTCTTCGTCCGTCAACGATCTGGGTTCTTCAGTTTCTGGATCAACCACCTGTTTCGGGATGAGAGTAGAGAGTTTTTCCCTACGGATATCTTTGAAGGTTTTGCCCTGTTCAGATTTTGGGGAGGGTGCGACCTCTTCTTTGGTGGCTAATTTCTTGAAAAGCTCCTCACGCTCACTGGGTGTCTCATACCCAAGCTTCTTGAGTTCCTTGACAATTTCGGCGTTTTTCTGAAAATCCTCCAGACCACCCTCATATTTAGATAAAACATCCTCAATGTCCTCAACTCCCAATTTGGCAATTTTGGGATGTCTCTCCATAGCCTCGTCCCAATCAAAATCAATGATCTCATCCCCAGCATCTTCTTTTGCTTTTTCCCCAGAAGTGTCCTTTGATTTGTCTTCTTTTTCTCCAGAAGACAGAATCTTCTCCTCCAATTCGTCTAAATGAGATGGTGCAGGTGTAGCAACTTTACCCGTTCTTTCTTTTTCTTGAGTTTCTTCAGCCATTTTAATCCTCCCTCTTAGTCGTCCCCGGTGGTCCCAAACAAAAAACCGACCAGCCCTCCCGTCCCCTATCCTCCCATCCACCACCCATCCACACAGGGAAGAAGGAAGCCGGTCGGCTTTTTGTTCAGTAGCCGAGTGGCTAAAAGTTTCGTTAGCGGTTTTCTACTTTATTTTTTCATTCTTACAAAACCCTTGCCTTATGAATTTCTATCTCCCATGATTTTTTTTGAGGAGAAGAATAAATATCAATTCTTTCCTCTATTACTTTTCCCTCAATCTCTAACTTAGCCATAGAGCCTACCTCTAAACCCTCCGTATTTTTGAGCATATCAAGAGTAACCGTTGATTTTGTAGGAAGTGGGGCTTCAGCTACGGGCCTTGATGTCTTTTTCTTTTTTTTAACTTTGTATTTTTTCATCTGTTCTGTAAGGTTTTAAGGTTTTTCTCGTCTATCTCTATCTGCTCCGGTGTCGAAGACTCAATTTTGGATAAAATAGACTCTACCGTTTCTGCTGAAGATATATTTTGATATACTTTCGAGGGATCACCCTTCAACTTTTCGTAATAGGTAAGAATCATATCCTCTAACCATTCCCTAAAAATAGTGTATTCGGGCATCTGTTTAATGGATAGTCTTGCCCTGCTCCACCTAATGTCCCGTCTTAATGATTCAATTTCGGTCAAAGTTGACTTACGCCTTCGCTTAGACCAAATTTGTCTAAATCTATCCCAGAAAGTCATACTTTCTTCTTTCTTAAAATTTTAGTGGATGGAGTCGTTTGGCGTGTTTCAAAAACTCTTTAGAGAAATGTGAAGCGTAATTTATGTCAAACAATAAGTGTCCCGTATTCCAAAGTTTATCGTGATATTCAGGTTGAGGGCAATAGTTTGGACAATGAAATACCTCTGCTACGTTTGGAACCTCATGTATAAATTTACATGCTCTCAGGCAAGTTGCACAAACCGGTTCGACCCTATTTCTCTCCTGCTCATAAACAATTTTCTTAGGTATCACATGTTCGTTCATGCTTTCTTCCTTCTCTTGATTCTAAATTTCTTTTTCTTCGGCAATCCTTTGGGACTTTGTCCTTTCACAAATTCACAAGCGACCGCTTTTGAAATGCCCCGATAGCCATCAGGATAATTCCCCTCACAAATTCCCTTGAAAAGTTTAAATTGATTCTTAGATACTGCTGGCATATCTTACTTCTTCCCTTTTTGAAGTTCAGAACTTCTAAATCTCCGGGCCAAACGAGCCGCCGCAACAAGGCTTTTATCTCCAGATTTTTCAGCCTCATTCAAACATTCCTCCGTTACCCCTTTATAACCTTTCCGTTTACAATATTGGATCATTCGACCCGGACGCTGAATCGCCCCTTGAATCCACTTCTTTTTTCTTTTTATTCTAATTTTTTTAGCCATAACCACCTCTACATTTTTCTTACAAATCGCCCACTATCAAGCTGAGCCTTAACAAAAGACTTAAAATCAGAAACCGTCATCCAGTGAATCTTCTCCTGCCATTGACCATGAAGTATTCCATCGGTGTTGACGACCCTACCTCTATCGTCTTTAATGACACCCCGCTTGGCATAGACAAAGCCAATGGATCGCTCTACCTCCGGTTTAATTTCCACAATCTTAACGTCCGCGCAAATCTGTCCTTTTTCGTAAGGAAACTTTTCTTTAACTGATTCCCTTAAAATTGGAGATTTTTCTCCCAATTGTCCCTTTTGTCCCTCTTCATTTTGAGATTCTTCTCCCAATTGTCGCTTTCTGGGTCTTCCTCTCGGATTCATTTTGCTCCTCCTTGTGGTATTATTTTAGCTAAAACGTCTGCAGGCGACATCTCTCCTTCGCCTCCCCCCATTTGTGCCCGTATTTCTTCTTGTATTTCCACAAGCACACTCTCAGGAAATATCTTATCAAAATCAACGATCAATTCTGCCTTTGCCTTTTCTTGAATTACCTTGTATAAAACTGGTAACAAGGCAGGTTGCCGAAAAAATGGCATTGTTTGAAGAATTAAAAGCAATTTATCGAGTTGCATTATCCTAAGTTCCCTTTCGGCAGTTCCGCTTAGATGCGGGACATCAAATTCAAACTCACCCATCAAATCCTCAAGCTCAAACGATTTATTGCCAATTTTGTATTCTTCCCCATATTGGAGTCTTTCTAAAATCATCGTCCAAATCACATAAGCTAACTGTTTCAATATTTCTACGTCCTGCATGAGACTGATGCCCGCTAAGCGTTTACTTGCACCCTCTTTCCGCATTACTGTTTTAGTTGCTTTCTCTTGAGGTTTACCTTCCCCACCAATCAATATGTCAAGGGGTGCCGCCCCAACTATTTCACTTCTTTCAAAGAGAAAATCCCCTAATGCAAAAAAGTCTTTGCCCGTTGGGCTTACTTGAAATTGTTGTTTAATTACATCATTTAAAGTCGCACCAAGAGGCATATTTGTTAGATCTACAACCTGTTCACCACCAGGCGTAACCTTTCGTTCAGATATAATCTTCGCCCGGGAGTCTCTAAGGTTGGGAGGAAACAAACCATACTTCGCAGTGTCAATAACTATGTTAAAAAAATCATTTATGCCGTGCTGAAGGTGCTTCATTAAATCAACCGTTGTTGTCCCCTCGACTCGATTAAGCATAGGATAACCAACACAGGGGATAAATATATCCGTAATCTTCAGTTTGTCATAAGCAAAATCACCATCAAACAGTGTTAAGTCACCACACGATACAGTTTTCTTAGCCTGAGTGTTCCCTTTTTCATCTTCAACCAAATGATAATTTTCTATAACCTTGTAACGACTTGAAGTTCCTGTGGTAGCTTTATTTTCCTGTTTGGCTTGAGATGCCAATTCGTTTGTAAATTCATCTTTCCATTTTTCCCCCCTGTCTTTCAGGTCTGCCTCACTAAATTTGTAGTAATGAGTGTTCTTTCGACTAACCAGTTCCGCTAAAGTCAGCGGAGTAACCGTCCCGACAAAGCTTTTTTTGTCCCATTCATTTGGTTCAGGGTCGTAAAAAACATACTGGGGGGCAAGGAAAGTAATTTTGGGATACCATTGTCCTTTTGTTTTTATCCACTTTTTTTCTTTTGTTAACTCTACTCCTGCCTGTCGTTCTTGGGGGGTTTTCCCATATTGCCTGGGTTCGATTTTCAAGTTTATCTGTTCATCTTCATGTTCCGATACCCTCAAAAAGCTTATAGGTAAAGTCTCTTGTGCCATCTTCATTAAAAAGAACGTCTTTGTAAATTTGTTTTTCTTTAAACACCAATGGATAGTATCTTTTACGTTCTCAGAATTTTTGTCACCCCCAAGTTTATTTTCGCTGATCGCAGAAATAGGATTATTCACCCCCCAAACCTTAACCATCATGTCAGCAGAACGACCCAGAACCGCAGGGTTAATGGTAGGAATAAAAAGACAAGCCCTGACAAATTTCCCACTCTTATTATCAGCCTTCCGTTGAGCTAAATCCTCGGAGTAATTGTCGAGCAATTGATAGTTTTCTATAATTCGATCACGAAATCTATCAAACCATGACTGCCATTGATTCACGCACTGTTTGTTATAGCGTGCAGGATCATTTTTGTAAGCTATATGTTTTTGCTCATCCGCCACCCGTCATATCCTCCAGTTAAATCAAGCTTTACTTCTTGGATTATAGTTCCACTCAAAAAATCTCCATTGTTGAGAATCGTTCGTCATAACACCGGAATGAATCTTTACTCTTGACCGAAAGCCACGTGGTATAATCTCTGCAATAGACTGTCTTACATACTTCAAGACTTGCGATCTTGTTGATGGTGATAAAAACTTTGTAGCATCTATCTCAAGTCTTGTTGGTTTAATCGGTTTCCACAAAATACGAAGACCATATCTACATGTGGAATCAAACTCAAATTTATCTTCAGCCATTCAAACCTCAATTCTATGTTATCCTCTCTATCTGCATCCCAAAAATCCGATCCGTATGTTCCAGATTATATCGCAATCGTCCATAGCTTCGCCAAGCCTCGCCATTCGGATTTAAAAATGATGGTGGTATGTAATACTCCGTTTGTTTCTTCAATGCATCCCGCAATTGTATTTCCTCATTCTTAGTCAACTTTATTGTCTGGGGTGCCTGCCCATATTTAAGTATATGTTGTTTTCTTCGCTGTAAAAGGTCAACAAGTATATTGTCCATTATTCCACCATCTTCTTGTTAAATCAATCCTTTTTCTTTACAGAATCCTTCTATTAAGCCCGGCACAATCTCAAGTATCGCCTTTTCAGCCAATAAAGCCATAATCCTATAATCAATCTCTTCGATTTCAGCAGCCCTTTCTTTTTCTGTCATTTCCCCTACTGGTTTTTCTTCCCTAATAACCTGTGACACCGTGTCTCCTGATCTCTGGTTGAGGTTTCTCTTCCTCTACACTAAGTCCCTTCATCCAGTTGTCTTGCAAATCCTTCAGGTTTATCAAAAGTGCGTTTACATCATCCGTCCCCTGCATCGGATAATCTTCAAGCTTGCCATAAAGTTCCGGGGTCTTTAGCGGATCAATGAAAACCTGTCCCCGCTTAATCTGTGGAGTTACACTTGAAGCCAGCGTAATTTTATCTTTTAAGTCCGCCATCTTTACTCCGCGCACGCTCAAATAGGGACGATTCCTAAGTTTTGCTTCTTTAGCAAAGATATCCTGAAAGACTTTTTGTAATGCCACCTCCTCCACCACAATGGGACACCACCCCAACTTCTCTGATAAATCAATTACCTGTTTTGCCAAACTCCAAATGTCACCATACAGATTCATGCTATCAAAAACATAGACATTACCATAGTTTGCCCCTTGTTGACTCTGTGCACCAATGGCCGAAACACCCATACCGGAACTTTGTTCTTTCTCACTAATACCCCCTGGGTCTACTGCTATTTGATAATACAGACCAAACCGCTGAAGTTCACCGAAAGCATAGAGCCTAAACCACTCTTGACGCAAGGGCATAAATTCTTTCATCGCCTCCACGTCATTTTGGTATTGAGCACCGAACACGGCGGGGTTGTCATTTTTCATCTTCAAAAGTTTTTCTAAGGGAAACATCCGTTCCCAGAAGGACTGCCCATTATCCAAAATGGCTTTCTCTCTGCGAATGTTTGTGTGTGGTTGCTTATACTCCCGTCCATAAAAATCGTCCGGATGATAGCGAGTCCCATGAATTCGCAGTATTTTATTCTGTGAATCGGGTTGCAATGTGGGAAGAACATCAAAAAGGAATCTTTTGCGAAGTTTGTCACGGGAAGAGAAGGTGTGAGCATTCTCAAAACTTACTATATCGTCAAGCATTAACTTCGTAAAGTGTTTAGAGGCAACAGCAGAGGAGTCCATACCAAACCCTGTAACATTAGCCTCTTTTTCTTTGAGTTTAGCTCCTTTAAAAGTCAATTCGTCTTCTCGCCAAATGTCACCCCTAAGATCCCCGAAGATTTTTATAAATTCAGGATTTTCAAAGTGCCTACGAATAGCCATCACCATTGCAACGGATTTGGATTTAACCTCTGACCCAATGCCAATCATAATTGATCTATTTCCAAAAAGAAGAAAATCCCTCAAAATATCGAATACGTTATCTGCGATATTGAGAACCGTTGTTTTGAGTGACCCCCTGGGAGCAAGCAAGGTGGTCTTGAGGTGACTTCTTTGCCACTTTTGCCACTCAAAATGAAACGGCTCGAAATAAAATCCTTCAGTTGCCGGATAAAGAATTTCTTGAGTCAGAAAATCTAAACGCTTTAACCCGGTTTCCCGGATCAGCTGTCGTTTCAATTCTTGCTTTGATGGCTTTATCTGCGAAAGCATTGATTACTTTATCTCCGAAAATCAAATCCCCAGTAATTCCTTCAGCTTTAACTTTGTGAATTTTGTCCCCCACCTCATCCTGAATTTGAGCTAATAGCTCTCGATATTCTCGTATCAATCCAGCCAGATGAATAGCATCCCATTGCTTTTTTGGCACAGTTTGTATGATGTTAAAAATGGACTCACTAAGCTTTTCTGCCATTTGTTGAAGCCCAAAAATCCGAGCCTTTGCATTAGCAAGACGAACTTCTTTAAGATCAGATAAATATGCTCTATAACCTTCTATATGAGAGCGGAAATAATAAAATATAGAAGTATGGTCAACCAGCACGTTGTATTCTTCCTTCAACGCATCAGCTAAACCACGATAAGAAAAACCTTTGGCTCGTTGCTCAAAAATAAAAGGTTCGTGTTCTTCGGTAATTTTCCTAATTTTCCTTGGGTGCCTACTTTTGTAAGATGGCGTTGATTTCTGGCAACTTGATTTTTGGCTGTTTTCTTTCAAAGAATTTTCCGATTTCCTCTTTTCTAAGTTTTTTAAACTCAAGTTTAAACCTCTCTTTTGTGACACGCCACTTTTTACCTTCATCTTTTCCAATAAGACAAATAAGAGTAATCAGCCCCCGCTTTCCATGAAGCCGCAACCAAAGAGTCTGTGTAATTTTGTGCTCATAGTGCATTATAAAATCAAAAAGCCCCAACGTCCTCCCTCTTGAGCTCGCTGGGGCTTTCCAAAAGAAAGGGACGTCCACCCTTTCAAATATTTCTTTCTCGAAAGGTTTGACGTCCCAAAAGACTCTACGAAACTATTTTAACTTTGTCAAGTAAAATCTTTAATTTTTTTTCATCGCACATAAAACCACAGTCCCCACCTTCTCCAGCCATGCCGAAGAGTTCCCATTGTCTTGAGAGTGTCACCTGTCATCCACAGGCTATCCGCCATAGTTACCACAAAAGTATCCCCCGAAGCTTCGATGTGGGGAGTCCAGTATACCCAGAAACCATTTGTCTGCTTTTCAGATACTTCGTCCACTCTCCTCTCGATCCACACGCTTTCCGCTATTTGCCAAAGAGTATCAAGACGGATTTTAATAGTTAAGTCCGCCTCGTCAAATCGTAATTGCATATACCAGTCTCCGGTAGACGGAGGACACCATAGCGAATCTATACTCTCTACTGTCTGCTTCTCAAATACTTCATCTTCTAATTTATCTGTTCGGAGATAAGACCGTAATGTAAAAGACCATAGCCCTAAGAGCCCTAAAATTAAAATTATAAAAACTATAATTGTAATTTTTATGAAAATTTCCGCTTTTTTCACCTCTCCTCCTTACGCTAAACCAAGACCATCAAACTTCACGTCGCCCATTTCCTCTTGAAAGTCTTTAAGACGCATAAATACAATAGAATTTTTTGTATGCTTACCTTTAGGTTTAATGATCCCCAAAGGGGGTCTATCAAGCTTCATATCCTTAGCATACTTTTCCGCTTGTTTCAATATATCAGTAATCCATTTAGGCACTTCTTTTTTGTGTTTTATCTCAACCACGAAACAAGGATGTTCCGCATCAGCCACAGCTTTACCCTTTTTTCCAGTCTCTTTAGCCC